GGGCTGGAGCAGGACGGCCTGCCATTCCCGATTCGTCAGAGCGATGCCCTGTGGGAGTTCATGCAGAACGACAGCCTGCGCGAGCGCCTGGGAGAACGTTTCTGTCACGTCTATCACGCCTGTAAGAACGATGAACTGCTGCAATTCGAACGGCTTATCACCGAAACCGAAATCGAGTGGATGCTTAAAAACGCCTGAAAAAGCGCCCCGCGGGCACCGCGGGGTTCTGTTAACGACACATTGTGTGATGAGGAAATGAGATGATGCAGATATCCGTCTATCCGCAGGGAGAGGGGGGCCATGAGTGCGAACGCGCCGCCCACCGGTACGCAGTCTCCTCTTATGTATGCTTTACCCCCTTGCTAAGCAGGTTTGTTGTCAGGACGACGCGCCGACAGATCCCCGCCAGCATGGGGGTGAACCTCTATGGCTATTAACACTTCATTAAATATCGCCTCAGAAGCGAGTAAGCCCCGGCTGCGTAAATCGCTCAAGCTGTGGCAGGTGGTCATGATGGGATTAGCCTATCTGACGCCGATGACCGTATTTGATACTTTCGGCATTGTGTCTGGCATCAGTGATGGACATGTTCCGGCCTCCTATCTGCTGGCGCTGGCTGGCGTGCTGTTTACTGCTATCAGCTACGGCAAGCTGGTGCGCCAGTTCCCGGAGGCGGGCTCCGCCTATACCTACGCACAAAAATCGATCAGCCCTCACGTCGGCTTTATGGTGGGGTGGTCATCACTGCTGGATTATCTGTTCCTGCCGATGATTAACGTGCTGTTGGCCAAAATCTACCTGTCGGCGATGTTCCCCGAGGTTCCGCCGTGGATCTGGGTCGTCTCTTTTGTCGCCATTCTGACCGCCGCGAATCTGAAGAGCGTCAACCTGGTGGCGAACTTTAATACCCTGTTTGTGCTGGTGCAGGTCGCCATCATGGTGGTGTTTGTGGTGCTGGTGGTACAGGGACTGCACAGAGGGGAAGGGGTCGGTACCGTCTGGTCACTTAAGCCCTTTATTAGCGAGAATGCGCACCTGATCCCGATCATCACCGGGGCGACGATCGTCTGCTTCTCGTTTTTGGGTTTTGATGCTGTGACCACGCTTTCCGAAGAGACGCCGGATGCCGGACGGGTGATCCCGAAAGCGATATTTTTGACGGCATTGTACGGCGGGCTGATTTTTATCGTCGCCTCTTTCGCCATGCAGCTCTTTTTCCCGGACATCAGCCGCTTTAAAGATCCTGATGCTGCGCTGCCGGAGATTGCCCTCTACGTAGGCGGCAAGCTGTTCCAGTCAATTTTCCTGTGTACCACCTTTGTGAACACCCTGGCGTCCGGGCTGGCATCGCACGCCAGCGTATCGCGCCTGCTGTACGTGATGGGACGTGACAATGTGTTCCCGGAGCGCATTTTTGGTTATATCCATCCCAAATGGCGTACCCCGGCGCTGAACGTGATCATGGTGGGTATTGTGGCGCTGTCGGCCCTGTTCTTTGATCTGGTGACCGCCACGGCGCTGATCAACTTTGGCGCGCTGGTGGCATTTACCTTCGTTAACCTGTCGGTTTACAACCATTTCTGGCGGCGTCAGGGCTATAACAAAACCTGGAAAGATCGCTTCCATTACCTGCTGCTGCCGCTGATTGGTGCGGTGACGGTAGGGGTGCTATGGGTCAACCTTGAAGCAACGTCCCTGACGCTGGGACTGATATGGGCTGCGCTGGGCCTGCTGTATCTGACGTACCTGACGCAGCGTTTCCGGAAACCGCCGCCGCAGTATGAGGCGGGGAAAGTCGGGCAGGGATGACGTCTCGCTAACCACAATACAAAAAGGGCTTAGATAATCTCTTATCTAAGCCCTTGATATTTGGTGGCCCCTGCTGGACTTGAACCAGCGACCAAGCGATTATGAGTCCCAAGCTGAAGTCTTATAAAACAATAAGTTACTTTGTTTTCAGATAGTTGCTGCATCGAATAATGCCAAATATGAAAGCATAGTGAATAGCTCTGCTGCCACTTTGCTGCCAATTCCTAAAACCTAAACTTTTCGTAAAGCACATTAACTTTAGAACTGTCATTAATTCAATATTATTAATGTAATATTTTTAAATTTGCTCTTGTAAGTTAGAACCCACTGTACATTAAGTGGATTCTAACTATACAATTCTTTAATTAGCAAAGATTATTATTTACACATCTCAATGAGTAATTCGATTGATGTCCTCAATTCCTGCTCTGTGAAAGTATTCCCAGAATCTGGATGATGGATGCAGTTTCTAACATATGTGCAAAGTGTATCATACGTAATTGTATTATGACCTGATTGCTTTGCATGTTTAGAAGGATCGTATTTAATGTGAGATTTTATGAAAGTATCACAGTCCTTAACTTTATTTTTTCCTTCCTTATCTTGAAGCCATCCGTAGAGCTCAATATGGTAATCATTTGAAACCACATCGAAAGCTAAGTACGTTGTTTCAGCATTGGTTACTGAAGGTAACACTGATGGGGCATTAATATGCTGACAGTTTATTAAGCCATTTCTTTCTACTAAAGTGATAACAAGATTATTATTAGTATCAATTAAAGCTTCTTTGAGAACATGATCTGAGTGTGTGGCGAAAATTATTTGAGCAGTTTGTTGTCCACTCATTGAGAATAATTTTTTGTAGTAGCTGAATATTTTTCTTTCCCACTTAGGATGCATACTCAACTCAGGTTCATCAATCATGACTGATGCACCATTTAGTATGCTTGTATTCCTCAGTAAAAATGCACCTCTGAATACAACTTGCTTTTCGCCAGTGCTTAGTTTATCAACTGGAATTAGTTTGTTATTCTTTTTAAATAGGATAGTTTTTTCATCATCAATATCATCAACGTGCCCATATTTAATCTTTTCAAAAAAATTGTCAAATGCATTTTGAAATCTAAATAATTTTGAGGTTTTAAAGAATACATCCCAAGGCTTAGGGGTATTGCCTAACGTTTTATTTTCTTCTACATATGCTGAGTTGTCTTGATTTACAATATCAATTATAAGCTGTTTTAGTGAGGTAAAATCCTCAACTGTATCAATGTCGTGCTTGCTTTTATCAAGCTCACTGATGGTGGTTGAAGTTATTTTTTGTGTTTTATAATCTGCGCGCGCTCTGGAATATACGCAGCCATAATTTCTCAAATCTTTATTGTCTGAACCTATACTACTAGCATCGTACATTCTATCATATGTTATGGGATGGATTTCGCCATTGGGTGCGATTATATTGAAAAAGTTTTTCGTGTATGTAATTGCGCTATTATTTGCAGTTTTATATATGTCACTATTAACCTCATACTCGATGTAATCAAAATATTCATATGAACCGTAATTTAAAAAGGTACTAATTGATTCAAGAATTGTTGATTTACCTGTTCCATTTTCACCCGCTAAAAGTATAGTATTGTATACTTTTCCTGTTTTAGGGTTGATGAAATCTAATGTCAGATCACCTAATACTGGATGATTTACCCATTTTATCTTTCTAAGATTCATTTCTTAATCCGTTTTAGTATTTTAAAGAGTTTGCATTATAAATTGGCTGTTAATGTCTTCACAAAGCTGAAGCCTCTGTTTAAATTTTAGGATTTTGCTTTGGTTAACAACTCTATCTGATTCAGAGGATTGAGTAACATTGCTTCGGACAAATGATCCGGTGCAAAATGTGCATAGCGCATCGTGACCTTGATGTCGGTGTGTCCCAATATCCGCTGAAGTACAAGTACGTTGCCGCCGTTCATCATGAAATGAGACGCAAAGGTGTGGCGCAAAACATGCGTTAGCTGCCCGGCAGGCGTCTCAATCCCGGCTCTCTGCAATGCCTTTCTAAAAGCTGAATAGCAAGGTTTAAAGAGCATTTGCGCATTCCTGATTGATGGTAAATCAGCCTGTAATTTTTCAGTTATCGGCACCGCCCGATTTTTCTTGCCTTTCGTTTTTACATATATGATCTGACCGACGCGGATTTGGTTTCCCTTCAGCCCTTCGGCCTCACTCCATCGCGCCCCTGTTGCCAGACAGATTTTCACAATAGTTGTGAGATCTTTAGATCGGCTTTTCTCACATTCGGAGAGTAGGGTTTTGATTTCCTCAATGGTGAGATATGCCATCTCTGATTCGCTGATCTTAAACTCGCGTACATTCTCCAGAGGGTTCGGTGCTATCCAATCATCAAGCCTTTTCAGTTCGTTGAACATAGCTCGGAAATAAGCCAGCTCAAGGTTTACTGTTCGAGGGGTTACGGTCTTCACTCGGTCAGAGCGCGTTATTTTTCCGCTTAACCGCTGTTCGCGGTAAGTAGAGAAAAGCTTTGCGTTAAATTCAGTAGCGAGCGGATCACCCATGGCGAGGCAGGCAAACTCCATGGCGCTTTTTCGCTTCTCACCATCTGCAAGTGTTACGCCGTGCGCGTTATACCAAGCGGTTACTAAATCCCTAACGCGCCGCTTGTCCGCTTTCTCGCCCAGCCAGGGCTTGTCTTCGGATTGTTCTTTAACGTGCCGCTCAAATGCCAGGGCTTCCCCTTTCGTAGCGAACTGACGGCGAATACGCCGCCCGTCCCTGCCGTTGGGGAAGACTTGAGCCTGCCACTTTCCATTGCTTAATTTGCTTACTGCCATTCTACAGGCCTATTAAAATCTGGAATTATTATCACGCATTAGGGTTTGCCAGTGTTCTTCACTGAGGATTTTGAGCGGAACTCCTTTATTGTCACGATAATCAATAGCCTGTTCTATCTTTCTTCCGAAACTTTGAAATTTCCAATCCTTAGAACTAAGGGCACCAATAATTAGATAGTCTAAATCTTGAGTAACCCGATCAACAATTTTGCAACCAAGCTTTAAAAGGTCACTTTCACATTGCCTACGGGAGCCACAAAGAAACTTACCAGTGAGACAAACTTTACTATCTGTAGGGTTAAAATCATCAATTAGGTCAACAGGTGATGTTGTGGAATATCCATCCACAATACCCTCAGAAATATTTGATCCTGTAAAAGCAGTGATTTCTTCTAATAATTTGGTGCGTTCTTCGTCTGTTATCACTCCATCACTCAGGATTGATTGAACCAGTTCGTAAAGATGTTTGCCGGGATAGTTACTTTTTAAAGCTGCATTTGTAGTTAAGAACCAGTTTAAATAGCTGATTTCTTCATCACTCAAATGATAGTCAGAAGCAAGCCCCTTACATAGACCCTCTAGTAAATGCTTGTCAGAATCTGCGGAGTAAAGATCTATGTTAGGAGTATCCATCAACCCGCGCTGCATTTCATGTAGCAGGTCTTTCAATTCGTCTAATTCAGACTGTTCAACTACACCATCCGAAAGGATTTCACTTATTTTATTTCTAATGCAATTTACAAAATAATTTTGGGAAAGGACGTCTGATTCCATCAGCCACGTATCAAGGAAAATCATTTCTTTTTCACTTAATTTTCCATCGCAGGTCATCCCTTCAATCAGGTTGATTAAGTTAGCGATGGCTTTATCTCTATTGTGTGTATAGTTGAAAGCGCTAAATTGAGACATACCAATATTCCTTATTCAGTAAACGTTATTTTGCTGACCACTTTCCCATTGGCTTTAATATCCGATGGTTTGCACTCAAAGGATGCAGGGCCATTCTCTACACGTAAGCGTCCGCCAGGAAGACGGTAAACCTGCCTAATACTCATAAAACCATCTAATTCAATCAACCAGATCCCATCGTTGATCTCTCCCTTGAACTCGTCCACGAGATAGAAAGAATTTTCAAACTTCACAATAAATGGAGCAGTGGTGTCTTGAGGTAAAAGGCGAGAGTCGTAGCGAACTTGCTCAGTGGAGTAAAAAATCCCATTTGAGATTTCTTTTAATTGCATAGGTAATCCACTATCGCTATCTGCTTTTGTTGTGGGCGAGCCTTGTCCCGTAGTTAACCAAAGCATAGATGCGCCCGTATCAAGATGGCATGCGATAAGCCAGTCATGCGGAAAAGTATCACGCATCCAACGGTTTGCCATCGTGCTTTGGGATACCCCAAGGTGGTCGCACAAAGCCTGTCTGGTACTGAATCCATAGGCTTGGAGGATACGCGTTATGGCTTCCTTTCCACCACTTTGAGATGTGAAGTTAAATTTTGAGATCGCTAAAGGGGTCTCTTTTGTGTTTGACATATTTAAAATGCGATCCTATTATCGGTTTTGTGGTGTTCGGAATGATTGCGAATAGTTCCGAATAGTGAAGTTTTTAAACACAAACTGAGGAATAGTGCATCATGAAAAGCAATTTTTCAATGCGCCCTAGCATCAATCTTGTGATATCTGAGCCATTCATCACACTGGATGAGTTCTGCCGCCGTACCGGTTACAAGCCTAGCTATGCCCGCCAGATGATCCGTGAAAACCGCCTGCCTATCAGGAAAAAAGCAGGAGTTAACAGTCTCATCGAAGTCAACATGTTCGCGTTAACGATGGAAGCAGCTCAGGGCTGCGAAGTCGCAATGCAGGCCTGATAGTTCCATTTTGGGATACAAAAGGATTTTCATCATGTTTGATTATCGCGTTTCCAAACATCCACATTTCGACGAGGCCTGCAGGGCTTTCGCGCTGAGTCACAACATGGCGAAGCTGGCAGAACGCGCGGGAATGAACGTCCAGACGCTGCGCAATAAACTGAACCCGGACCAACTGCATCAACTCACGCCCCCAGAAATCTGGTTGCTTACCGATCTGACTGAGGACTCCACCCTGGTTGACGGATTCCTGGCACAAATTCACTGCCTGCCGTGCGTGCCGCTGAATGAAGTAGCAAAAGAGAAGCTGCCGCATTACGTAATGAGTGCAACAGCGGAGATCGGGCGTGTTGCTGCAGGCGCAGTATCTGGGAATGTGAAAACTGCTAACGGCCGCCGTGACGCGATCACCAGTATCAATTCAGTTACGCGATTGATGGCGCTGGCCGCAATTTCCATGCAAGCACGCCTGCAGGCAAACCCGGCGATGGCTAGCGCAATGGACACCGTTACGGGCCTTGGCGCTTCGTTCGGCATCATCTGAGGTGATCATGCTGACTAAAGAGCCTTCATTCGCATCACTTTTAGTAAAACAAAGCCCGGCAATGCACTGCGGACATGGCTGGATTATCGGGAAAGGTGGCAAACGCTGGCACCCGTCCCGCTCTCAGGGCGAACTGCTGGCAGGGCTGACGACTACCAAACAGGGGAAACCATGGCTATTGAAGGCGCTGCGGCGACTGTTCCATTAAGCCCGGGCCAACGTCTGGAAGGGTTGAACCGCATAGCGGAGTTAAGGGCGAATGTGTTTGGTCTGAATATTGAGCCAGAGCTTGAGAGGTTTATTAAAGATATGCGTGATCGTCGCGATATTAATAATAAGCAAAATGAGCGCGCACTGGCGGCCATATTCTTTATGGCAAAAATTCCGGCAGAACGTCACGGCGTCAATATTAGTGATCTGACTACTGACGAAAAGCGGGAACTGGTTAAAGCAATGAATCATTTTCGTGCAGTGGTAAGCTTATTTCCCAAACGGCTAACCATGCCGAATTAATTCACAACAGAAATTAATGGCGTAAACCCGCCGGGCATTCTTTTGCCCAAATTCAGGAGTAATGAATATGCGAAATATCGAAACCCGCACCACTAAAACCGGACCAGATGATGCTGGCCTGAACCAGATGCTGATTGAAGCGCGCAAAGAAGAACGCCGTGGCCGTGCTGATGTAATGGCAGCCCGCATGGAATCCATTGCTGCCCGTATCGTGTCGCGCCAGCTCAATCACACGGAAGCGGCGGAGCTGCTGCGTGAAGAAGCGGTGAAGATTCAGAACGAAGCTCAGGAGATCCACTGATGGCCGATTCTATGGACCTCGTACAGCAGCGCGTTGAGGAGCAACTGCAGCGCCACATCCACAATGCCCGCAGCCGAAAGGTTGGGGCTTCTTCACTGGAGTGTGAAAGCTGCGGAATTGTCATTCCAGAAAAACGCCGGGCCGCCGTACCGGGCTGTGATCTCTGCGTTACCTGTCAGGAAATCGCAGAGCTTAAAGGCAAACACTACAAAGGAGATGCTGTATGAGCACCATCCTGAAATGGGCGGGCAATAAAACTAACGTCATGCCCGAACTGATTAAACACCTCCCTGCTGGCGCGCGACTGGTTGAGCCTTTTGCGGGTTCCTGCGCTGTGATGATGGCGACAGACTATCCTCATTATCTTGTTGCGGATATTAATCCTGACTTAATAAATCTATATCAGGAGATTTCTCGCAACACTTCTGATTTTATTGAACGGACCAAACATCTGTTTCAAATGTTCAATAGTGAAGACGGTTATTATGATAGCCGTGATTCATTCAATTATGATAAAGACCCTGATTGGCATGCGCCTCTTTTTTTATTCTTAAACCGACACTGTTACCGCGGCCTTTGCCGTTATAACAAAAAGGGCGAATTTAACGTGCCCTACGGTAATTATAAAAATCCGTATTTTCCTGAGAATGAAATACGCGCTTTTGCTGAAAAAGCTACCCGCGCCACGTTCATCTGCGCCAGCTATGACGAAACTTTGGCGTTATTGGTGCCTGGGGATGTTATTTATTGCGATCCGCCTTATGACGGTACTTTTAGTGGCTATCACACTGCCGGTTTTACTGAGGACGATCAGTATCATCTGGCCTCTATTCTTGAGCGCCGTGCATCAGAAGGCCATCCGGTCATCGTTTCGAACAGCGACACTTTCCTGACTCGTTCCCTGTATCGCAATTTCACTCATGACCGCATTAACGTAAAACGCAGCATCGGTGTTGCTGCAGGTAAAGGGAAAACCGCAGACGAACTGATTGCTGTACTCAAACCGAAAGTATGGGCTGGCTTTGATCCAGCAGGCGGCCCTGATTGCTCTGTCGTGCATGAGGTGCGCGCGTGAGTCATCACGAAGTTAAAAAGCACGGCGGCGCAGATGATTCCGCCGCTGCTTTTACCTGGAATGCACCTAAAAAGGCGATTAACCCCTATCTGTACCCGGCGGAAGTTACGCCGGGTTCTGAGCTTTCAAACCTGATTACTCTCTATGCTGCGGATAACGAGCAGGAACAGCTGCGCCGCGAGGCCCTGAGTAATGATGTCTGGGAGCGCTATTTCTACAATGAATCGCGTGATCCTGTTCAGCGAGAAATGGAGCAGGACCAGCTGATAAGCCGCGCCAAAATGGCCCGCGAACAGCAGCAATTCAATCCCGATCTGGTCATTATTGCTGACGTGAGCGCCCAACCGGCGCACATCAGCAAGCCTCTGCTCGAAAGGATTAATTATTTCCAGAGCCTGGGTAAACCAAAGGCATATTCCCGTTATCTGCGGGAAACCATCAGGCCGTGTCTTGAACGGCTGGAGCAAGTGCGCACCAGCCAGGTTTCCGCCTCCTTCCGTTTTATGGCGAGCCAGGACGGGATGGAGGGCTTGCTGGTTCTGCCAGAAATGAATCAGGAGCAGGTCAAACGGTTATCTACCCTGGTAGCCGCACATATGAGCATGTGTCTGGATACTGCCTGCGGTGAGCTATTTACGGATGATGACGTTACGCCGGAAGAGATCCGCCGGTCATGGGAAAGGGTCGCCGCTGAAGCTATGCGCCTTGATGTTATACCGCCTGCATTTGAACAGCTGCGCCGTAAAAAGAACCGCCGCAACCCGGTCCCGTATGAGCTTATTCCGGGTTCACTGGCCCGCATGCTTTGTGCGGACTGGTGGTATCGCAAGCTGTGGCAGATGCGGTGTGAATGGCGGGAGGAGCAGCTGCGTGCTGTTTGCCTGGTTAACAAAAAGGCGTCCCCGTATGTCAGCTATGAAGCTGTGATCCACAAACGCGAACAGCACCGCAAATCACTGGAGTTTTTCCGCTCGCATGAGCTGGTTAACGCCGAAGGTGACACGCTGGATATGGAAGAGGTGGTAAACGCCAGTAGCAGCAATCCGGCGCACCGGCGCAACGAAATGATGGCCTGTGTTAAAGGGCTGGAGCTTATCGCAGAAATGCGTGGCGAATGCGCCGTGTTCTATACCATCACTTGCCCGTCACGCTTTCACGCGACGCTCAATAACGGCAGGCCTAACCCGAAATGGACCAGTGCCACGGTCCGGCAAAGCAGCGATTACCTGGTGAATATGTTCGCCGCCTTCCGTAAGGCGATGCACAAAGCCGGGCTGCGCTGGTATGGCGTCCGCGTTGCCGAGCCACACCATGACGGCACCGTGCATTGGCATCTGCTGTGCTTCATGCGAAAAAAAGACCGTAAATCCATCACCGCGCTGCTGCGTAAATTCGCCATTCGTGAGGACCGGGAGGAGCTGGGCAACAATACCGGGCCGCGCTTCAAGTCTGAGCTTATCAACCCGCGCAAGGGTACACCTACCAGCTATATCGCCAAATACATCAGCAAGAATATCGACGGGCGCGGGCTGGCGCAGGAAATCAGTAAAGAAACAGGCAGATCACTGCGCGATAACGCTGAGAACGTAAACGCCTGGGCTTCGCTGCACCGTGTTCAGCAATTCCGTTTCTTTGGTATCCCTGGCCGTCAGGCGTACCGCGAGCTGCGCTTGCTGGCTGGTCAGGCTGCCAGGGCGCAGGGATACAAGAAGGCAGGCGCGCCGGTACTGGAAAACCCGCGTCTGGATGCGGTGCTGGCTGCAGCTGATGCTGGCTGTTTTGCTACCTACATCATGAAGCAGGGCGGCGTCCTGGTTCCCCGTAAACATCACCTTGTCAGAACTGCCTATGAGCTGAACGACGAGCCGAGCGCCTATGGCGATCATGGGGTTCGTATTTATGGCATCTGGTCCCCGATCATTGAGGGCCGGATCTGCACTCATGCAGTGAAGTGGAAGATGGTTCGTAAAGTCGTTGACCTTCAGGAGGCGACAGCCGACCAGGGCGCTTGCGCCCCTTGGACTCGTGGCAATAACTGTCCCCCGGTTGAAAATTTGAACCAAACAGGGGGGGATATACCCAAGATTAAATCCATGAGTGACAAGGAGCTACATGAGTACCTTCACAGCATGGGCCGGAAAGAACGCCGTGAGCTGACCGCAAGGCTGAGGCTCGTTAAACCGAAGCGGAAAAAGGAATACAAACAGAACATTTCGGATCAGCAGCGCCTTCAGCTTGAGTATGAACTGCAGTCCAGAGGGTTCGATGGCAGTGAATACGAGGTTAATTTACTCGTACGCGGAGGCAGCCTTCCGTCAGGGGGCGGGTTACGCATCTTTTCCCAGAACGGGCGGCTGCGTGAGGATGACAAGTGGCGGCAATATTACTGACCAACCAAAAAATTTCCTGTTTTTGACTCATATCAGGGCTTTCTTATTGAAGGTCAAAAAAGCGTTTTACATTTAAAAATCGGTACTATACTGTATATATAAACAGTGTATATACATACAGTTATATTGTGTAAGTGGCCGTAATAGGAGGGAAAATGCAGGATTATCTTTTGGAGTCATTGAAACTTCAGCGCATTGATTTTTTCATAAAGCTGGTAGCGGCAAGCGAGTGCAGTGACGAAGAAAAGCGACTGGCTATCCAGTGGGTTTCTGAGCTGACTGACGAGCTGATGGCGAAAATTCGCAACCATGAATACAGCCGCACAATGGACGCTACCAGTTAGGGGAAAATCTATGCGCATTGAAATAATGATCGATAAAGACCAGAAAATTAGCGAGGCGCTGTTAGAAGCACTTGAATCCGAGCTTTACCGAAATCTGCAGCCTATATATCCAAAGACAGCAATCCGCATTCGCAAAGGTTCAGCAAACGGCGTTGAGCTGAGCGGCTTAAAGCTTGATGAAGACAGAAAGCGAGTGATGGAAATTATGCAGCAGGTTTGGGAAGACGACAGCTGGCTGCATTGAGGAACGTTGCTGGCGTAAGAACTTGATTCTGATGTCAGCAAGGTTGAACAACGAGAGTAGCGAGGCGTTAGCCATGGGTAAAAAAGACAGTAATCACCAGATAATCTATCGGGGCCAGGTGCTGGAACGGATTACCCATGGCGGCTGGGTCTTTTTTCAGCGTCCCAAGGAGTGCGGCGCGGGGTTTTGGTTGGGCCGCACCTATGAGGACTGCTTCTGGCTTGAGCTGGAATTTCCCGTTTCTTTGTATGACGGTCTGGGCTTTTTGATGGAAGTCACCAAGATAGAGCAGCGAAGCGATGAATTTGACGCGAATTACTCCCTCTTTGATTAAATGCATGGGCTCAGACTAGGATAGGTGATTCTGAGCCTGCAGCGCAGAGCGTCGATTGGCTTATACGATTAAGGTTTTTGCGAATAGATAGTAGTGAATAAGTTGTTCTGCACCAGCCACTGTGATGACGTGGGGCACTTCAACATCACCAGGTTAACAATCCTTTGAAAGTCAGCTTCAAGATCACTCCGAAAAATCGGTTCATGGTGAGCTATCCGATTACGCAGATTCCTAATATGTTCAAGTTCATCATGGATATGGATACGCTTAAGCTGTTTTGCCATTGTTTTATCCATATTAGGGAAAATACGCTCAATGTGGTTTTCCCAGATTCGGCCAAAGTGTCTGTTAGTGAACATTTGCTGCCAGAAATAAAAGCTTAATTCCGGTATAACTTGGCCCACCGTTTGTAAGCCTTCTCTCGCTGCCTCTAATTCCTGCCTTCTGCGAAAAGGTAAACTTTTAACGAATGTTGCATTCCATGCCCACTGTTGACCGTAAATTTCTTCCAGCGCATCAGATACAGCGTTGCGAATAACCACTTCGCAGATTTGTATAGACGCAAACAATGCCGCGGACACTTGGGCATTCCAGGCGTACAATCTGAGCGCTGACATGTAATCATGCGCCATTGCAGCCTCGTAAGTAGACATGCGGGCGTGTGATAGTGCGAAACGAACGGATTCCATGTCCTCTTGAGTCATAATTGACATCCTACCCTCCAAGCGTATACTATCTTCCCTGAGAGCCACGGGCCTTGCGGGCGAAAGCCTCCTCCCGGGACACAAGAATACAGCAGTACTAAAGAAACCCGCTTTGCGGGTTTTTTTACGCCCATCATTTCTTCAATCCACCTTTGCGTGTCACCTGCTTGGTATCTTCTTTGGCTTTCAAAACTTCGGGCGCGAGATCACGGAGTTTTTTAACTAATCCTGACAGATCGTATTCGTTACTGAGTTTTCCATTATCATCCGAGGAACGAACGATCCTGACGAGTAAACCAGCCTGCTCAAGTTCTGCCATATAACGTTGAATCTGACGTGTACTTAGCCCTAATCTGTCAGATAGCGTTTGCTTGCTTGGGTATGGCTTTCGGCCAGCCTCCCACCAAAAGTCTGCTAGTTGCAACAGAACTGCGAGTTGGGAAGGGTTTAGACCTAAGCGTTGCTGGCATCGCAGTAAAAGTGATGGGATTATGCAGAACCCGGCCTTCATTACTTCTTTTCCCCATTTTTCATCGGCTACTCGACTAGACTTTGCTTTGGCTGGGCTGCCTGAAACTGTAACTTGGTCGTTGCTTTCATTATCGCTTGTAACTACATTCATCTAAGTTCTCCGTCTTTTCAATAATCACACTTTATACCCTTATTGCAGTAAGTTATAGCATTAACCACTGGTCGCAGGTGTCTCAAGGGTAGGGGGTGAAAATGTCTCATACCCCCCAGGCGGAAAAGTCTCCCTAATAAGGATAATCGGGAAATCAGGATAATCGGAAAGATACCAATGAGGATATACTGGGGGACTAGTCGCAGATGTCTACGGGGCAAGCTAAAAATTTTTTTCCCATTCCTTTACCAGACTTAAATGAACTTGCATGTCTATGCCGCATGAATCCGCATGATCGTTTAAGGATTGTTTTAGTTGAGGCCTGCCAAGAATAGCGGGCTTTTGATTATGTCATGCAGGTGCATGAAAACCTCTACATAAAGCGGGCAGGCGTGGCGGGGATACGAGCGCGCGCTACTGGTATACACCTAGACTTGTGAAGATATTTGTCATATAAATCTAGCATCGAACCAAAGGGAGCCAGAGGATGATCCAACCGAAAGTATTCATATCCTACAGTTGGTCCAGTAAAACTCATCAGCAACATATTAAAGATATTGCGGAACGATTAGCAGCTGATGGTGTTGAAAGTGTCATTGATATTTATGATTTGAAAGAAGGGGATGATAAGTACCATTACATGGAAAGAATGGTACAAGATAAAACTGTTACACACGTTTTAGTTATTTGTGATAAGAAATACTCTGAAAAAGCCGACTTAAGAAAAGATGGTGTCGGTGTTGAATCAATGATAATTTCTCAAGAAATATATGCCTCCGTGTCGCAGTCGAAATTTATACCATTGATATTTGAGTATAATGATAACGGAGAGCCGTATACTCCGACCTTTTTGAAGTCACGTATCTATATTGATTTTTCTACACCAGAAAAAGAAAATGATAACTGGGAGAGGTTAATTAGACTGCTTTATGGTAAGCCAGAGTTTACTAAGCCACCGTTAGGTAAACCTCCAGTTTACTTAGAGCAGGATACTTCAACGCCTACATATGAAATTAACGCAAAATTTCAAACTTTAAAATCAGCTGTAATAAATCAAAAGCAGAATATCAAAGAGTGTAGAAGACAATTTTTAGATGTTTGCCGAAACCACTGTGCCTCCCTATTGGTAGTAACACAACCGTCTGCAAATGATTTTGCTGCTGAAGTTTTGCAAATTCATAAGGAACTTATTCCTGTTAGAGACGCCATTACAGATTGGGTTCTACTCGAGGGCGATACACAGGGTGAAGATTTTCCTAAAGCACTGCTGCAGTTTATGGAAGTATTATTAGCGATTAAATGCCGCCCAAAAAATGTGAATTCATGGAATGATATATGGTTTTTGCCTCATCAAATTTTTGCTTATGAAACGTTTTTATATGTTTTGTCGGCTTTGATAAAAATTGAATCATTTAAACATGTACATACCTTACTGCATACGTCCTATTTGCTTCCCGAGCACATAACTAGCCCGGGTATGGAATTTGCTAATTACAGTGAGTTTTATTTAAATTCTGATTATCTTCAAAGTAAATTGTCCCCTGAAAACTATCGATTGCATTCACCTGTTGCTGAGTTAGTAAAGCAAAGTGCAACTAGAGATGATATCTCTTTTGGGGATTTGAAACAGGCTGATCTTGTGGCTCTTATGATTTCCTTTATTAATCCTGGGATTTTTTGGTATCCACAAATGTTGCTATATTCGGGACATTATGAAAAGTACCCTTTGTTTACTAGGGCAATACAGCATAGAGGGTTCAAGAATATTGCAGCTATTACTGGTATCAATGATAGTAAACTTTTGGCTCAGAAACTGACAGAAGGTGAGGCTCAGCGTAATACCAGCAGATGGCATCAATTTGGTTTTAGCAGAGATTTCCTTAGTCAAATGAATGTTAGTCGTTTGGATAGTATTGATTGAAATAAGATAAGGCGCTTATGAAAGCGCCTTATTTTTAATTTTCGATTCCTAACGAGTATTGTTCAAATCGGATCACGTCATCGCCAAGCCAGTCATTCAATTCCCTAAGTCGTTTCTGTAGCGGCATCAGTTCGTTGCGGACAAAGACGCGGCTGGCCTTTTCCACGTCGCCAAAGCCGCCGGTATTGTTGGGAATGATGCCCATCATCTGCGGCGGTACGCGGTGCGCGGCCATCATGTCATCGCGGCTCACATTCTTGATATTCAGAAATTCATCCTTCGCAGCCACCTCTGACAGCGGGATGATCTGAATCCCGTCTTTTTTGCCGTTGGGCGAGTACATGAACAGGTTGCGGAAGTTGCCCGGGCCCTTGGCGCTTTTCATGGCCTGGCGGATGTTGTTCACATCCTCCTGGTTCTGCGCGGCGTCGGTCATGTACATGATAAAGCCCGCATGGCTGCCGTTAATGTAATATTTCCGGCGAAACAGCGTGGCGGACTCGTTGAGCAGGGCGGACGGAATGGCCGAAAGGTAGCCGGGTAGACCGTAGATTTCCTGGTTAATATCAGGCTCAAGAAGATGGAAGACGCTTCCCGGCGTGAATTCATAGGGCTGCGTAGTGAATCCGTACTGCACAAACCAGTAGGTGTCCAGGTCAACGCCGCGGCGGGTATATTTCGCCAGGGCTGGCTCCAGCGAGAGAATGCCGCCGAGCCGGTTGGTGCGTTTCTCAAGGTAGGCGTTGCCGAATACCAGGTAGTCCTGAACGAAACGTGAAAAGGCCTGCTGACTGAGCAGGGGGTGCGGGATATAGGTGCTGCTGAGAATGTCACGCTTAACGGCAATCGGGGAGCTGTGATGCACGGCGGCGCGGTAGGTGCGCGCCAGCCCGTCAAAACTCACCGGCGGCTCATACCAGCGGTCCATTTGCACGCACTCCACATAATCCAGCAATTCCCGGCGGTCCAGTACCGGGATCGGGTCGCCAAAGCTGAATGCTTCTGCAGATACGCCGCTGCTCTGTTGAACGCTCTGTTTAGCTGCAGCGCGGTTTTGCTTACTCTTGCCCATCAAAAAATCTCCACAATGTTGCTGGTGTTGGCGGCTTCGCCCTGCAGCGGTTCGTTAAACAGTGCGTGCATCGTTGCCCATGCCAGGTCTGCATGGCTGGCTTCTTCGCTGCGGCTGGCTTCGTAGGTGGGGCGGTTGCCGCTGGCGGTGGTGGCGCGGCGGATTGCCATGAAAGACTGCGCGATGTCGGTGTGCCCGGCGTCAAACTCCAGGCGGCGGTGGCTAATAATGTCGTATGCCTTGAGCACCAGGGCGTTTTTGACGTTGGGGTTGTAGACAAATTCCCGTACTGCCGGGAAGAACGCCTTCACGTTCTCATAGACGCCGTGGCCGACGCCGGTCGAGTCAATGCCGATATAGGTCACGTTGTAC